TTTTACATTTATCTGAAGTTTTGGTTTATGATGTGAAGTAAAAGGAGACCAATACATATACTCATCTGCTTTTTTTAATCGTCTACCACGATTTCCTATTACTCTATTTAGAAGATTTACTATTTTCATTTATTAATTCTATAAATTTATCAATGTTAATAACTGCATATGTCTTACTTCTGTTTCTCTTAAATATCAAGACTGCATCGTAATCACCACTATTTTCTTCCGCTTGATTTAGTGATTCCCATATGTTTAATTTCTCTTGATTTTTACACTCGATTGCAAAAGGAATAAGTTTTCTTGCTGCTGGAGATAATTGTAAATCTTCACCTGAAACACCCATTGATGTACTTCTGATATCATCAGGTTCTAATTCTGTAAATGTTTCTAAAAGTAAGTCTCTGACTTTCTGTTGTAGTCTACGGCCTTTTGCCTTTCTTGAAGAAGTTTTCATTTAAAACTTTTATTATTTATTTAGCTTTTAAGCTTTTATAGCTTTAATTATTTAATTATTAATACTTAATTTGTAGTTTTGATTAAAATGCGTAAAAGTATTATTAAAAAAACCTATCACAATTTTTTCATAACCAAAATTAAATGTTAACATTAATAATATATATATGTAAATTATTTATTATACAATTATTTTTTAATATATTTTAAAATGTGAATATCCTGTCTCATACCAGTATTCATTAGCTAAAAAAATTTTAATCCTGTAGTCTCCTTTTTCGTAGACATTTAAACTACCTTCAAAAATATCAGTATTTTTTACAGAGTATAAATCTCTGTAGACATTGTAGTAGTTACCATTTAGAAATTGTTGATGTATGGGAAAACGTGGTCTTTTAGATGTTGGTCTAATTATATATTCTACTTGTATAATAAGTTTTTCTGCAGGTCCACTCCACTTTACTGTAAGTGGTACTAGTCCATCAGTAACCATATGCTGTACGTAGTAAGGAGTTTGTACTTTTTTAATCTTTATCTTTGCTTGTCCTCTCTTAGTATGAGGAGATACATCAATAGGTTGACATGAAACAATCAGTAATATTAAGAAAAAGAGTTTAACCACTTTGGTAATTCTCTTTTAGCAAATTTCTCTGCTTTTTCTTCCCATTTGTTGTCATCATGTGGATCTAATCCTTTGTATGCAGCCATGGTTCCTGCCTGAGTATATTTTTTTATAAACTTTACCTTACCTAAATTATCAGCATCTAAAGCATGTCCGATTTCATGTAGAACTGTCATTAAGAAATCTTTTACTGATTTATAAGATGGTCTCAAAGTTATGGTATCGGTTTCTGGTACATACTCTCCAAAATTTTTACCCGAACCCATTTTAACTTTTGATTTCAAATTGTACTTTTTTACTAATTGTTTTGCAGTATCCACATAATCTATTCTCTCATACAGAATACTTTCCTTTACTTGTATTTTTGACTTGTAATTTCTCAATACCTTTCCAGCACCTATTCCAATACCAGTATCCATTTTTCTTTGAGTTATTTCGTACTTACCACTGCCAATATCTTTAATAAAATAGTCTGTTTTCTTAACCCTACCACTTTCCATCTTTTTATCTAACATCTGTTTCACAACCTTTTTATCCAAAGCAGTGAGGTGACCTGAAAGGACTTTTATCTTAATTTCGTTAATTAAGAAAGAGTGTTTCATCATTTTCTTAAACTTACCCATTTTTTAATTTCCTACTTGCATAGTCTTTAAACACATCAGGATAAAATGCATGTATGAATAATGCAATACTGATTTTCATTGCTCTATACCAATGTTCCCAATATCCCATTTTTATTTCTTTTAAATGTTTCATTAACCGTCAAACCTCACTAAAAATGCAAGAGCTAAGTCTTTTTCATTTTTTATTGGTGCAGATAATTGACCTATTGCGATTAGTTCATCAAAATCGTTGTACAACCCAATTTTAGTAATATAAGGTTGAAAATCAGAATGTGTAACGAATCCTTCGTACCTAGTTGCCTGTTGATAATAATGTTTATAAGAACCGGATTTGTTTGCTGCATCACCTGGTGGGAAAAACCTCCAACTATCAGAACCTGAAACATTTACACTACCACTTCTTTGAAATGTTGCGGATATATTTGTTGTTGAATTAAATTCGTTTTCGCCAGAAACACAAAGATAGGAATATTCATTTAAAGTTACCTGTGCTTTATATTCTAAAGAATAACCATCAGTACCGGTTTTTGTTCCAACGTCTATAAACTTTGAACCAGTATTAGTAATTACCAACACACCATCTTCATAAAAGATGTTACCTGCAAAACTACCAGTATGATCGTTTACAGAAAAACTCTGACTAGCAAATTTAGCAAAACTAGAAGATGCACTTAGATCGTAAAGATTACCTTTTTTATCATCCACGATTGTTACTGTAGATAATGTACTGTCATCAGTCAACTTTATAGATCCTGGTTTAATTCTTTCACCGTATAAGTTTTTACTTACCGAAATTATAGAAGCAGATTGATGTAATACTCTGTACTGATCTGGATTATTTGATGCAAAGTTGTTATAGGGATTTACAGTTGTTCTTCTAACGCCTGGTTTTACTTGTCTGTAATATCTATTGTTTATCATGAAGTAAGAAGGTAGTGAGTAGAAAGATGCAGATGGGTAGTGAGTTACACTTGCACTAGATGATATAAAGTTACGATGACTTCCACTTATTGCTCTGAAATTGTATACACCACTACCACTATCGTTGTTAGTGACAGTAAAGCTTTTATATACTTTAAAAGGAGTCTTATCTACATCTTGTGGGTCTAGTCTTTTAAACATGACTATTATCTCCCAAAATTAGAAGTCTAATTTAACTTTGATAATAGCTTCTCTTGAGTAAGATTTTAGTAAAGGTTTACTTAATTTAGCAACTGCAAGTAATTCACCAGCATCATTATATAATCCAACCTGTGTTATAAATGTTTTTGGATTTTTAAAGAAAGTTGCCTGTGTAAAATCACCTTGAGAACCAGATGTAAAACTAGGATTTGAGCTAAAATTAAATTCTTTATTAGGAACTCTACAAAAGTAATGTTGTGATGTTACAACTTCTTCTCTTCTTGATGCAAAGTAGTTACCACCACTACCAGTTATTGCATTGAAAAATTTGTGGTTGTTTCCACCATCAACATTAGAAGTTGTTGTTGTACTTAACGATGCAGATGTATTCAAAACAGGACCGTTAAGAACTAAAATTCCCACGTCAGGATAAAAAAGTCCAAGAGAAGCACCACCTGGTTGCTGAGTAGCAGTAAACTTTGTTTGTACAGTTCCACTTGCTATAGAACCACTAACAATGTTAAAAACTCTACCACCTTGATTTATAGCAGGGTTTGTTGTAGCACCACTATCGTCAATTAGTTTTAGACCACCTATGTGTAACTCCCAATTACCAGGATCCATTTTTTCACGAAGTTGCTGTCTGGCAATTGAAATAGCATAGACGTATTCTGGTTTTACATTATCACCAGATCCTGCAAAGGTAAACTGAGTTTCTCCTGGCCCTAGCAAAGTCTGTGCTAATTGTCTATAAATTGTAGCGGAAGATCTGTTTCCGACAACTCCTGCCCTCCCTTTAGATCCACTTCCGTTAAAATGTCCATATGCAATAGAAAATTGAGATTTTGCATTTGCATCAACATTTGGATTTGCAGCATATACATCTAGATAGTAATCACCAGAACTGCCAGACTGTACAGATGATGTGAAAAATGATGTTAAAGAAGCAGCACCATTAGCAAACATACCCGATGAAACAATATCTTTCTGATTTGTTATAACATCGCCTGATTCTGCACTTTCTGGTGGTTGTATATCAAATTCTTTGTAAATAGCCATATTTAACTCCTATTATACTCCTAAGATTACACTATTTTTTACTGTTATTGAAACTGTTGCACCTGTATCATTACCAACTATTGTTAACTGAGTACTCTTAGAAGATCCTGCTTTTCCAGATTGTAAGGGTAGTACTGTAATTCTCACAGTTTTGGCAACAAGAGTTTTACTGTTTGGTGCATCATCTTCACCTAAAAAGAATGGTGTTGTTGCACCACCACCACCTTGTCCACCTGCAGGACTTGCAACAACCATACCTGCAACACTTTGGTCATGTAGTATAAATGTGTAAGAATTATCTGCAACATTTGCAGTAGATGGATTTACCGTAACTGGTGGTTGTGCTAAACCAGCACCGACAGTAAAATGTATTGTAGCAGGTTGTACAGTTATAACTGGCATCTTTTGTGTGTTTTTTGGTAGAGTAACAAGTTTATATCTCATCACATGATTTTCATCAGAAAATGCCTCTAGTAAAGGCATGTTTTCTATTACGTTACCATATTGCTCTGAACCATTTGGATGGGTTACGTCAAATAAATTATAGTCTACTTCATCATCTGCTAATGCAAACTTTGTTATGTTAAATGCGTTTGAACCTTGTGCTAGTAACTCTCGACCTTTTTTAGTTAGTATAGCATCCACGGTTACTGTAGTATTGTTGAGAAATCCCATAAAAAAACTCCTAAATATATTGTTTGGATTTTAAATTTTGATTCATATATAAATATAATCATTTTAACTTTTTCGTAAATAAAAGACTATTTCTTCTTTTTCTTCTTTTTAATGTTATTGTCTTTGTTAAATTTTTCAATCACTTCTTGTGTCTCTGCAAAGTTTAGAAAATCTCCCTTCTCATCTTCTGCCTGTTTTACTGCCTTCTGAATCGATGTTGGTTTTGTTTTCGGTCTTACTCTGAAAAACCCACCTTTTCTTTTTCTTCTCTTAGGTAAAAACTTTGCAACTTTACCTTCACCAGTATCTAACGTAGATTCACCACCTTTACTTTTTACAAGTCTTGTTGGTGAAGTAATTGTAACTTCTATCGGTGGACCACCATCAAAAGTAGTTAGTTTTGTATTTTTAACTCCTGAATAAAATAAACTAAATATTGCATGAGATTCTTCTGCTAAATTGTCACTATCTGTATTATGAAAAGATGAAGAGTTGAACAAATCTTGAGAGGCACTAGCAACAGTAGTGTAAAACTTCCTCATAACTTGATTTCTACCATAAATTCTAGAACCAGAAATAATTGGTTGAAGAACTTCCCTAAACTTTATGTCACCTGTAGTTACGGATCCTGATTTATATGCACCACTAGAACCAATTCTCTGCCATATAGTATTTTTGTAGGATTCGTCTAGAAAACTACTTATCTCACTATTGTAAGTCTTGTACACACCACTCATTGAAACAGCTGCACTACCACTTTCAATATCGTACAAATTTATCGTAGAGTTATATGCATCATAATCTGTAATTACAAATCTATCATGGTTATATGAAGATGTAATTGCTACGAAATCATCAGTAACTTTTATTGTATCTCTATATATTGGAGTTTCTACAATAGGATCTTTTCCTATTATCACCTTTGGTCTTTCAAGTATGTTAGGTTCAACTAAAACACCTAAGTTTGGTTTTGCCCGTGCAGGTATCATTTTTCTTATCTGTAAAAATAGAGACTGATCGTAATATTTTAATAATCGTATGTAATCCCAAAAATCATTTTTTTCACTATACTTTTTCCAATAATTGTTTGCTGCATCTTTCAAACCTCTGTATTCTAATTTTTGAATATCTCTAGGATCACCTAAAAAATTATCAAAATTTAAATTAGCAAAAGATTCTATTATGTCGGTATTAATTACATCGGTAGGTGCAAAGTAAACTCCAATCTTGTTACGGTCAATAGGTGCTAAATCATAAGCACTTTTAGTTGCCCTATCCGTATAGCTTAATGTATGACCTCTTTTTAAACTATTATCTTCGATTCTTATTTTGTTACTTACTCTTCTAAGTGCACCTATACTTGGTATGTGAGTTTTAGTTTCATCAACCACAGTATGAAAGAAATTGCCTGTAAATCCGTTATGAATTCCTGGTGTGATAAAATTCTGATTAGCACTGGTATCACGAATACCATCAGTATCACTACTTAAATCTTTATTATCATCAAATGAATAACGTAACACCAAATTTTCATAAGAAGAAGAAATAGAGTTACCATTATATGCTTTTGGATTCGCTATATGGTTTTTAAATGAACCCGTGTTCAATACTTCTGTCCAATGTCTGTATTCCATTATAGAACCACTAAGTTGTGCACCTATAGTTGATGTTACTGCAGCACTTCCACTACCACCTATGTATATTCTACCATCAGTTGCCCAATTTGCATTATAAGATGCAGAACTAGCAACATCAGTAACAAGTGTGGATGTAGAGTATAAATGTATTTTACTTCTACCAGCATCATACTTACCAACTGACAATTCAAATGATTGTGAAACATTAGGACTATCACTACCAGAGGTTCTACGAACCATGACAGAGTAAAAGTCATTATCGTATACTGGTAAGTTAGAAGATGATATTTCTTTCATACCATGAGAACCACTTATCTGAAAGGCAACGTATCCATAATTATCAGGTAAATTATTATCTTTTAACTTAATGTAAAAACTAGATGATACATTATTACCAACTGGACGTTTTTCTACTAATATTTGATTAGAACCAGTAGGTGATTTAAATCTAAACTCAATCGTATCAGGTTTTCTACCACTTGTTGTGTCATTAGACCAACTACTAGAAACAAACTGAGCTCCTTTAAATCCTAATGCTCTTGTAAACTTTCTACCAATTTCAAACTGTGGTACTGCATTATCTGGTAAATCAGGACCACCATATTCCCTCACTCTAAGAATTGTTGATGGTATACCATATGCATTTATCAATCCTTTTATAGCCCTTACAGTTCCTTTATTTTTCAAGAAGAAAGGCATATTATTTATAATACGACTCCATATTTCCCTAGAAACATCACGTTCTGATTTTGTTGAATAATTTGAAAAAGATGAGCCAGTTACTTCTTTACCTAAAGCAAACCTTGTTAATGATATATTTGATTTACCATCATTTAACTGCCAACCTAAAGACTTTGCAACACTTTCTAGTAAATCTTTTGAAATACCTTCCGTAAGTTTTTCTCTTCTATCGTATATATCTCCTAATGCTTTTATATAAATCCAAATATCATCAAAGTGTTGACCAAACATATCTGTCATTCTTAGAAAAGTTTGATTAGACGAGTTAAATTTAACGTGTTCTGGTAGTAAACCACTTAACTTATTTAAGTTGTTTGTATCGTAATCAGATGCACTTGCTACTTGATTGTTATACCATGCAAGTCCTTCTGACGATGTTGTGTGTGCTAGTACATATGGACTTTCAAAAGTTCCAGTTCCACTAATTTTTGGCCAAGAATTATCAAAAAATTCACCTAGTGAACTTGTTACATAAGAGGAACTCTGAAAGTACATATATTTTTCAAAACCATCAAATCCATTTTTATATTTTGATATAGTATTCAATGCAGTATTCATGTCTGTCGAGGAACCACTAACTCCTACGTATGAAGCACTTTTTACGGTTTGTAATTCAATTTGTTCTAGTTTGTACTTGAAGTTTTCAACTCTACTTCTAACAGAACTAAAATTTATAAAATTTTCAAACCTGGAATAGTCTACATTTATGTCTGCACTATCTATACTCTGACTTAGAAATTCGTTTCTAAGTGACTCTGCTACACTTGAGTCTTGAGTTAGTATGTCATTTCTTGTTTTATAATTTGTTGAAACTCTCTGTACTGGACTTTCTACATTAGATAAATCTGGTGTTTTGAGAACCATGTCACCTACTTCAGTATCCACAAAGTCAACTACCTTTACAGATTCTTCTACCATATCAGCCATTTCTTTTACAACTACAACTTCATCTAATCTTACAACATTGTCTGGTAACGGTTCATACAGTTTGTAAACAACAGAGAATGGATAACCGTTACTAACTATATCTTTTTTGAAATTAGTGGTTAGGAACATCTGATTACCTAGTTTTAGATAAGTTCTTAGATCAAAAGGATTGTAAACTAGATAACTTACTTTGAAGTTATCAAATGTAATAGGATTCGTATTTTCTATCGGTAAATCATTACCATCAGGATCATCTGCAAACAAAACCTCTGCATAACTATTGTAGTTTTTATCTACTCTTACTTTAGTACCACTATATACGTTTGTAATTTTTGCTACGAAGTCTCTGTATCTTGGTACTGTTACTTCTGAATTTGTTAATGTGAAGTCTGCACTTAAATTATCTACCCATACTGTCCCATTAACCAAACCATCTCCACTAAAAGAATCATGTCCTCTTACGTAAAAGTACCACTTTGCAAGTGGATTCCAATTTTCTGGTATTTCTATTTGTGTTTCATATGAACCCCATGATCCAGCTTCTGTTGAATACACTCGTGAGTTTAATCTTACATATGTAAAAGTTGGTGGCCCACCGATACTATTCCATTGATAACCATCCCACTCCCATTGTGATTGTGGACTTAATGTACCTTGTTTTAAAGGATCATCATCAAAATCAAATTCAGAACTTCCGTCATCATAAACTGCATCAGGATTATAATTACTAGCTCCAGGATTTCTAGAACCAAATACTAATTCTACACCTTCAGATCCAACTACACCTGCACCATATGCAAAATCAGCAGTAGGTATTCTTTGTGCAACACCAGCTAATTCATCATCCTTTAACTTTATGTAACTACCACCACCACTAGATTCTGCATTTTCTATACCACTATAATTAGACCAATGACCACTAGAATGGTGTGCACTAAACCAAACGTCAAAGTAGTTATTGGCAACTCCTGCAAAATGATTAGCAAATGAATTAGCTTGACCAGAATCTCCTCCTTCTACAAACCAAGTGTCTCCTGTTATTTCAAAAAAGTCACCATCTCCATCATCCAAATACCATACTCTATCAGTTCCTCTAACACAACACCAATGTCTCCAATTACCACCTGATCTATTTTTACCTGCGTATGACCACTCCATGTCATTACCTGCATTCATCACAGCCTCGTTAAATGCTTGATCTAGATCTTTTAAAAGAATAGGGCCTTTATTACTACTAGAAGAAGATGCGTTTACAACCATTTGTAAAACTTTATTAGATTCATCAGTTGATCTACCATCGTTGTAAAAAACAATAAATACATTACTGCGATTGCCATCGTCTCCCAAATTTCTTGTTCTTGTTATACTTTGTATTCTACCTTGTTTAAATATATCTTCATATATAGAATGTGTTCCACCGTTTCCGTCATCTGTAGTTTGATAAAGTACGTAGGTAAATATAGTATCAAAAGTTGTTAAGTGAACTTTACTATAGTTAGCAGTATACTGTGTACCACCTATAATCCAAACTAAATCATCTTTTATCAGCAGGAAAGAATCATTGGTTATCAAATTAGTTGGAACTCCCACACCAGGTAAACGAAAATCATCTGCATCTATGATCGTACCAGTTTGCCAACCCCTATTTTCACCTCTGTAAACATTTCTTCTAAATCTAGGAGTTCCACCTTGACCTTCTACTTGAAAGGGATGTGAGTTTACTACATCAAAATCTTGATACTTAGCTAAACTAACTGTGTTTACAGGAGGAGATGGTATTGATGCAGGAATATTTTCTCCACTTTCTACCCATTGACTACCATTCCATAACCAATCTGATAAAGGACTTAATGTTCCATTTTTAGTGTAACTATCAGGTAAGTTTGGACCCCATGTAACACTATTACCAGAAAATGCAGTTACTATCCAAACCCCAGCACCATTTATTCCAAAATCAGAAGTAGTTGTTAAATTTGGAACTGGTTGAAATACAGGTGGTTGTAAGTTATATTGAGATATAACACCTGTTACTGTACTAGGTGGTTTTGGTTCAATCTGATTACAACTAGAATCATCATTGGGTAGAAATCCGTCTGGTGGATTCTCAGGAATAGACTCAAACGGACCTGGAGATAACGGATCGTAATATCCTTCTGGTGGTCTAAGTGGCTCTTCCTCTACAATTGTGTCACCTGGATAATGTGCCTGGATAGTAACACCCTTTCCTAAAACAGTACTTTTCATATCAAACGATACATTTATTATATCACCAGGTCCTGCACCTAGACCATTTAGATTTGGAAACTCCGTTACAATCTGCATTCTTCTATTCGAGTTCAAACTTGGCCAGTCTGCATAATCAACAAAGGCGTTATTCTGATCAATAAACTTCATGCAAACACCACCTTGATTTCCTTCGTTTCTAACAAACTTTGCATGATAACCTATGGGACTACTTCCAGCATATTCTCCACTACGTTCATTGACGTAACCAGCACTCCAATTATTTACTTCAATTGCATCACTATGCAGACTTGGATCCCATCCAATTCCGCTAATATCTTTAGGTTGACCCGTGTTTAAATCTATGACTATATCTTCAAAAGTTGAATTTGGTATAAAGTTTAGGTTTGTTCTTACTTCAGTTCTGTCATACCCAACAAGATATGCATTAGGTAGAACTAATGTACCACCTTCCATATTATCAGTAAATACAAATCCACCGTTTTCTGGTGTTATTTCTATTTCATTACTAATGTCAAAGTTTACAGGTGGTACTTCTCCTGCATTAAAGTTTGCAGGTATATCATAGACTCCATAGAACTGAATCGGTAGAGAAATATTTTCTATTCTAGTTGATTCTTGTAGTTTTAGAAAATCAGTTTTATAATTATACGTTCCAAGATATGAATTATCAAATATATTTTTTGCACGTAATCTAACTTCAGTTCTAGACGGTGAGATTCTATCTATTTCATACTTGTAATTTGTTAAGAATAGCTGTTCAGCTATTTCAGGATTTGCTTTGTACTGTTCTTCTGATGCTGCATATATTTTCTTATCATCAGTTATGTATATGTTAGAACCATCACTATTCAAGTTAAATATATTATCTTCAAATCCTACTTTAGTTCTTAGTAGAAATGGTTTTTCTATACCTGCAAGATTTCTTATGAATCTGTATCTTACTCTAAAAGTACCAGTTTCAAAACCAAATGCAGACAAGTGAGAACCTGGTAGAAGTTTAAAGTTATTATCAATTATTTCTATACCTGCTTCTGCAATGGTTAGGTCTTTGTAGTCAATTACTACACCTGATTCATCCAACAGTTCTACTAGAACGTAGTCACGGTTTGCATTATTACCCCAATAACCATTTTCATACGGTTTGTCACCAACTTTCTTGGTTACACCTTTTAGTATCTTTACTTTATCTTCTGGTCTTAATTGACTAGCCATTACAGTTCTCTAAATGTTCTATCTATAGTATCGTTTATTGAATCATCATCTTTTAATTGATCTACTGAACGTGGTACGTAAAGTTCTGTTGTTTCATCTTCATATAATTTACCTGTATACGGATCTTCAAACAAAAGTATAGTACCATCTTCATCTCTAGTAATTAGATTACCATCGTATGCAGAACCAGATATGCTTATCTTATACTGAATATCTGCTCTGTTTTGTAGATATGCTTGTTCATCTCCATCTACCATATTTTTGTAAAATGGTAATTCTTTTAATTCTTCTTTTGTGTATGGCATTTTATCTTACTACTTTAAACGTAAAATTATCATCAAAATATTGAACGGTTTCGTCTATAGTACCACTACCACTAACCATCTTGAATTCAAATCTATAATATCTTTCTGACTGAAATCCATTTAGCCAAAGGTTAAAGTAATTACCCGATGTGTCGCAACTAACAAGTGAACCACTTCCAAATGGTATTATCACATCTTCTGTTTCTGCATCTTTTACTGAATAGTAGAAACCGTCACCAGAACTTTGAGAAACTGGTAGAAACTTTGTAGTTAAAAAAGGTGAAGATGTAGAAGAATATGTTTTTGTGGGATATCTACCTCTACCTGAAACCCTAAACTTAACTTTTGATTTTTCTTTATACTTATCTCTTATATTTTTCATATAGATTACTAAATCTTCTAGTTCAGATCTGTCTAGTGCACTTAGAGAACCAGTAGAATATTTAGCATCTTCCCAAACAACTTCCAACTTCGGTGGGTATATAGTATTGGTTTGTCTTGAAAAAAATGAAAAATTTCCTAACTTATCATTATTTCCTTCTTCACCTGAACCTGCTATTTCTCCACCGTCTCCGATACTACCACTTCTCTTTACTATAAATCCTTCATTTGTATACGTTCCGTCTAACCACTTATTTACAATAGGAGTTACATTCATTCTCATGTCTCTAGTTTCATATGCAAAAGATTGAGAAGCATATACTTCATTAAACCATGCACCACCTTGAAAGTAAGAACCAGACTCACTACCCGATTCAGGTCTCCAATAGTCTGCATCATTTGCACCTGTTCTGAAATCCCAACTAGAACCCTCTTGAGTTACAGGATTATCAAATCTAAATCCTTCTCCACCATTCCAACTTTGACTGATGGGATATGCCCATAAAGATTGACTAACAGCTAAATCTGTTGAATTAGCATCGTATAGATTTAAGTAAAATTTTGGATTATTTATAGTACCTCTTACTATAGACTGTGATATTTCAGATAAATCAAATTTTATCAATATACGAGAAACTTTTACATCTGTGCCATCACCTTTAATGTCTTTTCTTATTTCTAATATTTCATCTAAACCAGTATTCATACTAGAAGATGCAAAATACAAAGTGTTATCTACTTCAGGAAAAATAAAATAATGCATTAGTAATTACCTCCACCACCAGTAGAGTCTCCTACAACTCTAACTTCAATATCTATGTTAGGAAATTTAACTTCAAAACAACTTGGATCCATCGATGGATAAACAACACCTTCTTTAGTAGCTCCTACTATATCGTATAGATTACCAGAATAACCACTTGATGCAAGATGTTTATTTACGATCTGAATTAAAGGTGGTTTTTGATTATTACCTAGATCTTCATCTTGTTCATCTGGTGGTACTACTGCTGCAACTCCATCTACTAAGGATATTTCATATGCTAGATCTGCTAGTACAATCGGTTGTCCTATTTGCCACCTATCTATGTTGAAAAAATTAGAAATTTTTTCTGTTGCAAGTAATATGACTTGTTCTTTGTTGTAACCAGACTTAGTTAATATATTACATCTTACTCCTATGTTAATAACGTAAGCATCTTTTATATTTATTGCATCAGTCATCATTCTGAACTGAGTTAGATATGTCTGTATGTTTTCTTTTACAGCTTGATTTACAGATGTTAATTTTCTAGCTGCATTAAATCCCAAGATGTATAGATTCATAGCCAAAGGATTTGGTATGACTGACGGCTTTGCTGGTTCAACGTTTATAATTTCTTTTCCATCGATTGCTCTTCTTTTTTTTCTTTTCTTCTTTTTAGGTGCTATCGTAGACGGATCTAATTGTGTATCTTGAACTATATATGCCTTTGCAATATTACCATATTTAGGTGGTAATGCATATACTCTCGTTATATAATCTGCTTTAGTAACTGCCCTTTGTTGTGTTTGAAAGTATGCCAATGTATTGTTCTTAACTTCAGTAATACTCTCAGCACCTTTACCGCCACTTGTAGAATCAGGATTAGTTACTGCCAAAGAACCTCTTGATACATCTGCAAGACCACCATTTAAACCAGTAGAATCTAGATTCACAGTAGAAGATACTATCGATTTTATACTATTTGCTAGTGCATTATGACTCACACCACCGCCGTATCTATAAGTAACTGTTAGTGTAGTGTTAGATGGTGCCTGACCATAAGTTTTAGTGTTTAGAAAGTTTGATGGATCAAATGCAGTATTCAAGTAAGTAGGAGAACCTGGAAGTGAAGAGCCAACATTATTTGGATTAGGTACTATTTCTTCATCTGGCGAATCAGATATTCCTGCACCAAATCTTAATTCTGTTTTACCATCTTCTCTAATAAAAGTAGTAAATCTTCTAGAAGTTTTTAATAATTTCAGTAGATAAGGTGACTGATCTGCATATTGTGCTAAATCAGGATCTGATGCTGAATTGTTTTCAACATCTTCAAACACAGTATCTTGTGCAAGATAATCAACAGGATACCAACTATTACCATCATCATCTACACAAGAAATAACTTCTGTTACTACAGGATTTGAAAGTGCAACTCTATCAAATTTTACAGCATCCGTAAAAGAAAAGAATTCTGTTGCTATATTACCACTTTCTATCTTTACGGATTTTTTTAGTAGGTAAGTAACTGGTATGTTATTACTACTTTCATAAACACTAATTTCCATCGGATCATAAGAAGAAGAAAACTTAAAATTACAATCTTCTACAGTTGAAAATGTAACACCACCACCTTCAACTTGCATACCAGATTTTACTTCTAACGCATATCTAAGATCTGGTTTAGTTACAAAATTTTCACCAGTACCAGAAGATATCGCAGGAACAGTTTGAAAAACATCTAATTCACCAGTGGATGGAGATCCTAGTTTTGGTTTATATCCAAATGATTGTGCCATATTATACACAGTTCTTTTTTCTTCTGCAAAAGATAGTAAACTTTCTTTGAACTGATTATCAACATAGTAAGATAGAACATCACCAACATAAGATGCCATCTCAATAAACATCATACCGGGAGATGATTCGTTGAAGTCATTGTAAGTATTTGGAAAGTAAATTTTTGCAAACTCAATTAGATTAGCCTTAAATGAGGTAAAATCTTTATTTAAGTATCTAACTTCTTTTGCTGATTTCTTATTTTGACTGTATGGCATTTACATTCTCCGTTAGCCTGGTAGTAAAGGTTCATCAAGTGGATTTTCATTCAAACCCTCTGTCGAAGTATCGTATTCATTAAAAGGTGCTTCTGGTCCTAAGTTTAGTCCAACTGTTTGTATATTTTGATCAAAGTCTACTGTGAAATTAATTTTTACATTTATCATGTTATTTACTAGATCATTAGTCTTTACATCGATACTTACTATATTAACAAAACTTAAAAACTCTGACATCGCAGTTCTAATTGCCTCTTCTACTTTTGCTTGAATATCAGTATTATCTGGTTCAAAAACAACTCTCAATAGATTACTACCAAAGCGAGGGTTTCCTAATCTCTCCCCTTTCTGAGTAAGTAAAAGATTTTGAATGTTAAATGAAACTTGTTGTAAAGTTGTTCTTGTTTGGTTAAAAAATCCATTTACACCATACTCTAGTGGTAAACTTATACCTATAAAAGTATCAGGATTTAAATCTTTTTCTAAATTAGACAATAGTTATCTCCTAACTTTTTCATCTACAGCTTTCATTACATCGCTATAATTTCTTGTTAAGTCTTTCATCACATTTTGTACTGCCTCGTTATTTGTATCAGCACCAGCTGCTTGTGCAGTTTGTATAGCACCTTGTTTTCTACGACTTTCAGCATCACCCATCATATTTCCATACCCTATAGCCTCAGCCATTCTTGTACTATCAAAGGGTTTGTCCGTCATTGTTGGATACTCTTCATACTCATCAGTTCCAGCATTTGCAGTTTCATTTAGAATATCATTCAATACAGGATTTTTAGTATATGTGACTTCTTTTTTAGGTTTGGATTTTCTTTTAGGTAGAACTTCAACCACATCATTTTTAGATGTACTTTCAGTCATAGACTTTATACCTTCCTTAATAAATATCTCAGTTACTTGTTTTTTAACCTCTTGTTTTACTAATTCTCTGATTAGATTAGCAAGTTTACTTGATTTAGCCATGATAGACTCCTGTTTTATATAAATATAAGATTTTCAAATTTATTAATTTCTATACGGATTTACATTTGGATCTACAGGTGCAGATTCATTATTTTTTGAATTTCTCTCTTCCACTGCAGCACTCTCTTCTTCGTTTTCTTTGACTGCAGTTTCCAAATCTGATACTGCTTCGTCTAGTTCCGTAGTCATATTATCTGCATCTACGTCTAAATTAGCAGCTGATGACTTTAACTCTTGTGTATTTTCTACAATTTGATCTTTTAAAATTTGCTGTGCAATTTCTATACCAGCAGCAACAGGATTAAAAGAACCTGCTACTTTATTTGCTTTGATTACAGAATCTGCAGTTGCTCTTGCACTTTCTAACTGAGATTGAAATTTTTGTATTTGTTCTTTAAATTCCTTTACTTCTGCTATATCATCTTTTACCTTATTTGCACTTTTCAAAGTAGTGTCTATTTGTTGCATAGTTTCTGCAGAAGGTCTCCTATTCGGTGGTTGACTTCTGATTGTCTCTGCTAATTTTCTGATCGTATCTAATACTTTTTTACCTGGTGAAGTAATAGTATTTCTTATCTTATCTGATACTTGTGATGCAAGTGACATTATCCTCTAACTCCTGCAACATCAGTAATTTTTTCTACTTCGTAACTTTGATCTCTAGTGTTTTGTGCACTCGTCCACTCTGCTGTTTCCCATATATTATCTAGATCATCACTACCTATAAAAGCACGTTTACTATGCCAAGAACTATCTTCTAACTCTGATTTTAATTCACGAATTTCTTGTCTAAAAATACGATTTTTTCTAGTTAGATCTTTATAGGTCTGTGATCTTTCGCTGTATCTAGATCTAAGAAATGCATCTATAGAATTAGCATGTTTTTCAAATACGCTAATCATACTTTTAAGAAATACATTTAATTGCTTTCCTTTTACTAAAGGATTATTTGAGTTTGGGTCAAGTAAATTTATTACGCCACTTTCAGTTTCTAGATTGATTTCATCTGTTGCAGATATGTTTACATTTGTTTTTGAAAACATTTGTATCTTTTTTGAACGAGAGTTAAAAATTAATCCATCTGCATTTAGTGTTATCAAAGAACTCAATGGATTCTCTATATTTGAACCAGTTGCTAGTACTGTTTTGTCTGCACTTTTTGCACTTGTTTTCAAAGGTACGTTTTCTGCAGTTGTTATCCAAATACTTGCCTCGTCACTATTTATGTTTGTTATATGAGGAAATGAAGGATCAACCTGCTTTAGATCATTTA